AAAAAAAATGTCGCAGTATGATATGTCCGGAAGAATACTGATTGTAGCTCACTTGGTGAACAAGAACTATATCCTCCCTGTATTTACTCTGATAAAGGAATAAGGAGATGCTTGGAAGATTGTACAAAAATAGTTTCGATAAATGACTGTGCGAGTATGGGCCATTGTGCGTTTTTTAACAATGGAAATAAAGGAGAAATATATAATTTTAAGAATACGGAGAGGAGACAATCGTTGAAGTGTGGATTCAAATAAGCATACTAATCGAAGTCGTTGATGGTCTACATCCGTTTCCTCTGAAGTTTATGAGAACAAATTTGAAGACGACGCCACGTGGTGACCAATAAGATATTTTCTTGGGAGGATGTGAACTCTTAACCGGGGAAAACGACTAAAATCGAGCCTCCTGGTGGCGTCTTCTTTAAATTGATTCATTTGTTCTTATAAATTGTAGTTGTAAAGTGTTGAATCTAATCTATTGCAAACTGATTGATATGTCCAAATTCTCTACCTTTTTCTTTACATTCATCATCTCTTCACGATCCTCATTCATCTCAATAGACTCTGGGTCACTCGAGCATGATGTTTCTCTGCTTGTTTATCCAATTCAAACACCCGCAGTTGTCGTCGGCGCTCCTTCTCTGCATCCTCCGCTTCTCGCTGTTTCAAATAGAGTAGTTCTTCTTCGCAAAGTTGCTGCGAAGAGATGTTCTGGCGGTCGTGTTCATACTGTTGTACAGACTGATACTCTTTTCGAGGTTTGACGGTGTTCGGATCGACGAGCATCGTATCTGTATGGGCACGTCGCAGATCGACGTAATGCAGCGAACCATTCTGTGAAGCTGTGAAATCCGACACCGACTCTTCGCCAAGAAACGTGAAACCACAGGAAGTTAGACAGTCGCTTGCTGCATCGGGGATCTTCAGAAGTTCCGACGATACTTTTTGTTTCTGCGCAATTATCTCTTTTGTCTTGTCGAAAACATCGTTGAAACTTGACCGCGTGATATTCTTCTGCTCGACTGGTAGAGACAAGTTATAGGAATCCTCTTGTTTCAACCAGTCGCCATATCCCGTGTCCTTGTTCCAGTTGCAGTCGCCGCGATGTTGCTCAAAGACGTCATTGAATCGAACGACGTCGAATTTCTCGTTTGGTAAAGATCGCTTCCTCTGAGACGTAACAGACGAACTCTCCTCCACAAATGACCGACTTTCTTCTCGAAGCGCGAGAAAGTCCTTGCCGCCGGAAATTCGCGATTGCATATAGGCATACAACAGGTCGTACTGAGACTTGACGAAATCGAACAACTCGTTGCTCCCGCCATGTCTGTCTGGATGCGCGATGAGCACGGCTTTGCGGAAAACTTGTTTCAACTCGTCTTCCGAAAAATTCGACTGAAGTCCGAAATTCTGCAGCGCGCTACGTAGGTCAGAAGCGGGTAAATTCATTTTTCTTTTCTAGACTATCAATCAGTTGAAAAGTTTCTGCAAGCAAACGCATGAGCGCATACGGATTTGCACACCTCGCGGAAAATAGGAATATCACGAGTATTTAAATTTTAGCGACACTGTACCGAAGCATATATGTATGTTGTCATAATTACCCTAATGTAACCCTTATTAAAAGAGCTTGAATAACTTGATGGGATAGGGGGTCGTTTGTTAACCAATAAAATCGTTCACCAAGCAGAGTCCCCTTTACACCGATGAAGATTTGAAATGGAATATATTTTAATATATGAAATATTCTTCATTGGTGAAATATCTTCCGTCGCTTGTGAATAATACCTTTTTTTCCAATTTCGTGCATTGTTTACATACTGTATTCTGTTTAAGTCGTTGTTCTACAGTTTCGTCTCAAAAAATAACTCTAACCCTTTACATGGAAAAAACATATAATATCGGCCGCCATGTGGCATCTTATTTTAGTTCTTTTATTTTATGGAAATAGTCTATATCGCATTTATACGCAATACATATTATACAATTTACAACTTCCCATAATTCGCTGATTTCAGCTTTTTGAGTAGATTCCACAATTCTAATCTAAGTTGTCATTAGTGCTCCATGCGGATCAGAAAGCTAATAGATCGTATTTTCAGCTACGATTTCATTCGTGATATTTCAGAACATCTTCGAAAGAAGATTATCGAATGGCATTTCGATGTTTACCTGCATACTGAAATGCGAATCACGGAAGTTAGTCATGCGTTTGCTGACTTCACTGAAACAAATGCGACGGATATGATAAAATTTCTTTTTGGTATTTTGAAACATCACGACAACCTTCGAGAATTGTTTCTCAAATTCGGAACACAGGAGTTGATGGGAAACAGAGATTTCAGTTTGAACGAAAGAGAGATTCGCATGCTCTTCTTTGCTTTGCCGGACTGTTTCACACCCGTGAAGAACCACTACGCAAGAATCGCAGAAGCTGTGCATTTCGGACAGCGAGAATTCGTAGCTGCTACAAGTTTGATGAAAATGAGCAAGAAACGACGATCCGTGGCGAAAGATACAGACGATTCTAACGAGCGAAAGAGAAGAAGTGAAGCATATGGAGATGCGATAACAGATTCACGCAAGAGATGATAGATAGATATGAAATCTCTTTTAAAGGGCATCATAGAGCGAGCGAGTGAGCGAGCGAGTCTGTGACCTCGACCTCGTTGTTCGGAGAATTCTTTCACTTCCATTCTTCTTTTTGTTGAGTACATGGTTGATTCGTTGTAGTGACGTTATTTTTATTTAAAATGATATTATCAAAAAATGAATAAATAATTAAAACTATCTTTATTAACTATATAAATTTAAAAATGTTTTTGTAAAGATTATTTATAAAGAGCAAACGACTTAGCAAAAGAGTTCCTAAGCTCTGGTGATGTGCATCTTCACATACCCGAGAGCGAAGTTCTTTGCTACTATTTTTGCGTATATAAAGAATAAAAATTATTTAAAGCTGTACGTAGAATAGCACTTTAGCAACAGCGCTATGGACCCGATCTATTTGCTCCAAGCTTCGATTCTTTCCAAACTCTTAAATGACAAAGACGGGTTCCAAAATGTATCATTATATGGGTTTCTTGGATTTGGTCTATATATGATATATCGGATGGTGCCATATAGAATAATGGAGTCAATGAGCGACTTCATTCTAGAAAAATGGTGGTTTGAGAAAGATGAATCGTCGATCGTCATTCCTTATCACACAAAGGTCTATTCATCTTGCCTGAAACCCGTAGAACGGACGATTTACAGTGAAAGATTCCACGCGATTACGTATCATATCCTTAAACATCACCTCTGTGACTTCAGTTTCATGCACGAGAACATCCAATTTGAAAACACGAGTTCTTATTACGATAACGGGAGCGATTTTATCCTCCTTCCGAAGCATACAAACAGAATTAAAATTTTTGGCGACTCTCTTGGAAAAGATAGTAGTATCTTCTTTGAAGTCGTTTTAGACAAAGAGAAGTCAGATATTCAACATCGCCCAGGAGAGAAAGATAATGATAAATGTGGAATCTCAAGAATGTCGCCAAAGAAATACGTTTATAAACTTTCAAAACCAGGGAGACAATCGTTGAAACTTCTTCATGAATTTCTGGAGAGTCTAGTGAAAACATATAAATTGGAAGTAGTAAATAAGCCGACCCAGCACATTTTTGAGTTTATTTCGGCGGTGAAGGACGATGATGACAAGATTGCAGTGAAAATAAAAGAATCTCCCTTCCATACGAATAAAACATTTCAAAACATATTTTTCGAGAGAAAAGAAGAATTGATTCATTTTATTTCGAAATTCAATTCTCTCAAACACAACGACCAAAAAGATGTAGAGTACCGCGAATCTGTGAAGGCGGAGTACAAGCGCACAGGAAATCCGTACAAAGCAACGATCATGCTGTATGGTGAACCAGGATGTGGAAAGACGTCCTTGATAAAGGCGATTGTGGAGTATACTGGAAGACACTGTGTCCTCGTGTCTTGGTCGAAAATCAAAACTTGTACAGATTTTGTGTCTCTCTTACGCCCGATGAAAATCGGATACAAAGAGTATCAACAAAGCGAGTTGATTATAGTCTTCGAAGATTTCGACGCAAATACCTGCGAAGTGCTTAAGACGCGCGCAAATCTCAAGAAAAGGAAAAATAGCGATAATGTGACATCATCATCATCATCATCATCATCAGTAGCAGAAGAAGAGATAGAAGAAGTCACGACGAAGTCATCTGAATTCGAAGACTTGGGACCGGATGCTTCTTCTCTCAAAAGCATCCAGAAACAATTGGAAAAGTTAATGAGTCCGATTGTTTCTATTCCAAGCATACCTGACGAGTTGACGTTGGATTATATTTTGAATGTGCTGGATGGAATAGCAGAATTATACGATTCGATAATATTCTTCACGACAAACGATATTGAATCTATTGACCCAGCGCTAAAACGACCAGGTCGCATAGATCTAATTTTGAAAATGGAAAGAATTTCTAATAAGATGATAAAGGAGTACATGGAACATCGATACAATTGTGTTTTGCAAGATTCACAGATAGATATAATCAATAAACTCCCAAAAGAGAGGTATTCATATGCCGATTTTTCAGAATTATGCAACGATAACGATTTGATCTCCTTAATAAGTTTACTACAGGGAAAAGATTGAAAGTTAGTAAAGTGTACGTTGTTGAATCATTCAAGAGAAAACGACTTTTAAGAAGCACGTACATTCAACACAGATACTATACTAGAGCTAACTAGAGAGAAAAACTAAATCAAATATGCCTCGATACGTTCTATCTGGGTAAATAGGTCGTTTTCACGGGATCATATTCGTATCTTCTGGAATAACTCCCTTCCACGAATTTATAGCTCTTCAGAAAAGCAACCTCGGATATTCCAAATATTATCGCAGAAGAATCCTCTCTCTTAACAGGAATCAGAAATTCAAGCGTAGAACGATTCCAGATTTGTTCAATTGCGATTCTTCTGCTTCCCTCCTCTCGATCTTTGCAGACCGCTTCTCGCAAATCTACAAAATTTACATCGGTTGAATCGAGAAAGACTTGGAAAACAACGAGTGTTCTCAAATTTTGGAACTTGACGAGCATTTCTAGATCTTTAGCACAAACGTGTCTGTCCGGCAAGCTTAGATGAGTAAGCGACTGCAGAGTGGAGAGAAACAGGAAGAGAGGTGGTGGCGGATCGATGTCGTATTTACAGAATCCAACAATCTCAAGTCGTTGCAGCCTCTGACCCTCTTGCGCAAAGACAGAGAGAACTTCCGAATGATCTACTGCTTGTTTGAAGAAGATGGTCAAATCTTCGAGTTGCGAAAGGTTATGTAGAATCTGCTGTAGTTGCGAAGGAACAAGAAAGACATAATTCTTATCCCATGGATGCATCCCGAGTTTCAGAGAAGTCAGTTGAGAACACTGAATAAGTTCTTCAGGATGTCTGTAAGAGGACGCGTAGGTGATGTGCAGAGTATTTAGCGGTTTTAAGATCACGTTCTTCATGGCCTTGTGACCAAATTTGTTGCGATTGGTCGTCATTGGGATGTGCAGATGTTTTAGATGTGCACATTTCGACAAAAAGAAACTCAGACCTTCATCGGACACGCGGCAACTCCCGCAGCTGAAACTTGTTAAGTTCTCTGCTTGGCTCAAAAGTAGTAGATCATCGTCAGTGGCGTTTATGTCTAATACGACATTCTTTAGAGACTCCGGAAACCTGGCTAAACCGTATTTCATGGAGAGTCTGTGTTTAAAAATAAACTGTCTTTGAGAATTCTGGAAAACGAGACTCTCGAGAACGTATAGCAAACTTGCTCTTTCGGACGTTCCAAGAAGCGCCTATAGTAAAGAGGGATTCAAGGACGAAGAAATGGATGTATGTATGTTCAAGAGGCACGCACACACAAACTTAAACAAACACCGAAAGGTTTTACCAAATCAAGACGAAGAATATCCTCTGGACAGAAGTATGAGAGAGTCTCCAAAAGTGTGTCTTTATTCTGCAGGAAATAGATGAATAAACTTTCCATAATGACGCGCTTAGGAAACATGTCCTTGCACAAGAGCTTTTTGGTTTTATGAGGGGATCGTATGTTGAAACTCGCAGCGCATATTTGAAATGAATGATTATTGTTTTTCTTTATATTTTTCATAATTGCTGAATCCCAAAAAACGCATAAAAAAGTAAATTTTATGATCTGCTTTGATATCAGAGAGCGTTTATTATCTGAAGAAATTTATTTTGTAGAATTGAAAAAAAAATGTAGCTTATATTAAAAATGCTTATATAAATGTAGCTTATTATATGTTTCTGCATAATACTCTATTCTTGAAATGAACAAGAATTGAAAAAATTACATAACATTCTCTACACAAATAATTGGTCCATTTTTTTAGGGTAGAACAGTATATGAATGACAAAAAATAAAATAGAAGAAATTTCTACACCAGTCATAACAAACGTTTTTGGCAGAAACGTATCTTGAAGAGACGCGACGAGCATAAAAAATAAATCTTCTGATTTTACGTGTTTAACGCTTAACAATTAAAAGCATATAAAATCGGCCACCAGATGGCGTTGTCTTCTATGGGGAAAGGATGAATTCTCCTGTGGTGGCTGATGCCTTGAAGATGTCTTCTTTGACGTAAGGGTTAACTCAAATACACGTCAACATCATCTTTATGAAAAACCAGAGGCAAGAGGTCTTTGATGCTCTCGACCATCAGATAGTCGAAATTTTCATCGAAAGGATTGTCCTCCGATTGTAAAATCTGACGCAAATCCTGCTCGTTGTCTTTCGGGAAAAGAACCATCTTCACACCTGCGAGTTTCGCGCCTTTTACCTTCGCAGCCAGTCCGCCGATCTGACATACGCGACCATTCAAGTCGATTTCGCCCGTAATGGCCACGGTATTATTGACTTCTAGTTTTAGAATGCACGAGAGAATCGCCACAGTGATCGCCGTGCCTGCTGAGGGACCGTCTTTTGGAACGCTTCCTTCGGGGCAGTGCACATGCAGACCCCATGAACCATACTCTTTCCATTCCCTTTGCAGCTCTACCTGACGATGCTGAGGAAGAAGATTCCACACGATGGTCTTTGAAACGCTCATGCTTTCTTTCATGACTTTCCCCTGATTTCCGGTGAGTTCTAAAGTAAGAGGAGTGGAAGAAGGAACTCGGAAACATTCAATGATAGTTATTCCACCGAGACCCGAAGTAGAAGCGTACATTCCGTTGATGACGCCAATTTTCGGAGATTTGAGGATCACGGTCTCGCGATGAAGAATTTTCTCCTTAAAGATATCTTTTACAAGCATATCGCGCGTCACACGAATCGGGAATCGGATATTGCTGTTTGTGTTTTTCTGTGAATTGTGGTGGTCAACACGATGGTCGTTTCGATCCTCTTCATACAAAACGTTGCTGCTTCTGTTGTCGCTGCCGCTTTTGACGTCGTTTTTCGCAAGCAGATGTCGCAGGTTCAACTCGCGAATAATGTAGAAGAGATGCTCTTTCAGACGCCGAGCACCAGCTTCGTTTGTGTAGTTATCGACGATGAATTCGATGATATCGTCGTCGATCAAGATATCTTTCTGCGAAATTCCGATTATTTCCGCGATCTCCGGGATCAGATGTTTCCTCGCAACTTCTTTCTTCTCGGATTTCGTCAAGGGTTGGAATTTCACCGCATGAATGCGATCTTTCAGAATAGGATCGATCTTGCTGGGATCGTTGTAGGAGAAAATGAACAAGACTTTCGAGAAATCGATCTTGATTCCGGAGAAATATTTATCACTGAATTCCTCGTTTTGCGTCGGATCCGTGATGTGTGTCAAGATACCAATGATTTCTTTGCCGTGTTCCGTAGCAGATACTTTGTCCAATTCGTCAAAAAAAATAATCGGATTCATACATTTTGTTTCCATGAGAATATCCACGAGACGGCCCCAGAGCGACCCTACATAGGTGTAGGAATGACCCTCTAAAAAAGCTCCATTTGTCGACCCTCCCAGGGCGATGAACGCAAAAGGGCGCGATGATCCGTTTGCGTCTTTCAGACAATTAGCGAGGCCGCGCTTTGCGAGACTCGTCTTCCCCGTTCCAGGTGGCCCTTCGAATCCAAAACAATCGCCTTTTCCGTTTCCAGATATCCACTGTGCGATCATATGTTCGATCGTTCTCTTCGCCTTTCTCTGACCGTAGACACTGCGTTCTAAATGTTTCTGCATGTCCTCCATGAACACTCCGCGATCGTCTTTAAACTTGATCCACTTGGCATGCAGCGTCGACGCTACGCTATGCAAAAACTCCGTCGTCATACTTTGTGTTCGAGTCCTCTTGTACAGAAGTTCTGGGAAGACGTCGTTCAGAAGTTTCAGGTACGTCTCCTTACACTCATATTGCTGCACGTCTAGAATGCAAGCAAGCGACTCGCTCAAATCTTCAAAACTTGTAACGATGAAACTTCCATTTTGTTTTGTCTTCGTTTTCAGCACACGCATCTCTCCGTCAGCGGAGATGTAATTCAAGTTCCTCACTTTCAGATATTTTTTCAGTTTTTGCACCACGGAACACAACTCTTCGTAACTCTTGGAAGCGAATACTTGATTCCACCGATCTTTCGTGAACAACTGGATATTCACAGAGTCCTCCCCCTTTACATTTGAGCTCGCGTTTGTACTCTCCCCGCACAATCTCCTCGCCGCTCGCAGATCCTCGTACGTGCTGAAGAAACGGTCAATGTCGGAGAAACAGAGAGGGTCGTTCACATTGTGGCACACGCCAGACAGTCGCTCGATAAAATAAGTCTCTTCGTTGATTACAAGCGTGGTGGAGTTGGCCGTCAGGTTCATTTTTTCGACTCGGATCATTAGCTGAGACACTTCTTGCCGGAAAGACTCCAGAAAAGCAAATATCGGCTCTTTCCTATAAGTACCAAACGGAATACGTAACAACCCGTCCAGATACTGCTGCGACTTGCTCTGGCTATCTGATCCAGAACGCGTTTGAATTTCTTTAAGTTTGTCGCTCGCTTTCTTCTTGACAGCAATTGGGGCTTTCATGACATAGATTCGCGTTTCATAGGAGATGTCCGGCTCGTCACAACTTGTTTCTTTTGAGATGACGTTGAGAATCTTCATGTGTGTTATGTCTTTCGTATCAATGGATTTCAAGACTTTCTTGCGAATGAACCAGGGAAGACTGTTGATGAGCTGGTTGCAAGATCTTCGTTTCAACTTGTCGTAACTTTCGGAAGTGACAATATCAACCAGGACAGAGCCGATGTAGTCCATATCCGAATCTTCTTCTGCAAGGAAAAACGCCGTGATCATCTCGCGTTGAAAAGTCTCGTCTCCTGAAACAAACTCTTTCAGGATATTCGACAGAGGCACGTTCTTATTTGCGTTCAAAAAACTGTATGATTTCGAGCAGCTTTCTAAAATCTCGGAAAGCTGCTTCGATAAGACATCCGAAAGAGTCACTGTTCGAATCCATCGATCGCAAAACGGTCTTGGTGCAGTGAGTTGCAAATAGTTCTGGATTTTTTCGAATTGTGTCTTGAAAAACGGAATCTTGGAGACTCGGAAATTCTGGAAATAGTCCTCTTTGAACTGCCCCGTAGTGATGATGAAAATTTCACGATTCGAAGAAATATTGAACTTCGACGCGATTCGAAGCAAATTGGTGCTATTACTCTCTTTCACGACATGAAACGATTTCCCAGATGTAGACGATATTTCGTTGCAGAGCGATTTGTCGAGATCGAATTCACCGTTTATCACACTAACAGTTTTACTACCGAGTAGAATTGGGTAAGAAGACGAAGATCTTCTTGAAGAAATCTTGCGTTTCTTCACAAGGGTTAAGGGAGCGCCAACTTCTTTTGGGTTGCAATTCTTCTCGTAGATCGTGTAAGATGAGATCATGAATTCGCGGTTCATGACATTGAACCATTCGTTGCTACTGCTACTGCTATAATTGCTACTTCTCGAAGAACTTGAAGCAGCAGCAGTAGCAGAAAAACCTGATGCGTCCAGAAGCGAATCACCGAATTCAATCAAGAAAATCAATCGCAAACTGATCCCACCAAGACTCTGTAGCTGTGTTTGAAGTTTGCTCTCTATTTCACGCAACTTGCGTAGCGTACGCAAAAAATCCTTTCTGGAGAATTTCAGATCGACTAAATCGCTCATTTTCTCCTCCATCGCAGTCATGATCAGCTGAGATCGCAGGGTGCGTTCCAGCATTCCTGATTCGGTGACGCTCTGGATTTTGACAGATTCTTTCACATGCGCCACGAACAGAAGAATCGCGTCACGAAGTCTAAAAACGAATTCTGTTTGGCATCTCTTTAGATATTTATAAGCGCTGTAGCGACGTTGAAAGGCAGCGATGCATGACAGAATTTTGTCGGTTTCGAGCATGTTTCTTTCTTTTTTTCTTTTCAACTTAGGATGCGAAAAGGAAAAAAAAATCACGCAACTGTCAATAAAAATGGCGGACTCTGTATTAATT